CAAAGCAACATGTCCAGTTGACCAAAGGTCTCCGTCTGCTTTGAATGCTCCAGTAGATGCATTGAATGTAAGGTTAGTTCCTGTCTTTAAGGCTTGTGCACCTGTTGGGCTATTTGCGAATACAACATAACAGATTGTGTCTGAACTTTCATCCAATAAGTCAATTGATGCAACTCCAGTTATATTTGTTCCATCAAAGGTTGGTGAACTTCCGGAGGTTACATCTTGGTCTATAAAACTGTGGTCTGAACCATCTCCTAAACCTTGTATGTTTCCATGGTCTATATCTGTCTCTAGTATTGCCCCAGTCTCTGCTAGGGTCTTCTTAATAAAAATATTATCACCAGACGCAATCAAAAAATCATTTGCTGCATCCGCTAATGAATGCAATATATATTGTGGGTGATCATCATCTGCTAAACCGGTTAAACTTCCATGGTCTGATGTAGAAACTTTATCAAGGTTTCCAGTAAATGGATTAAACTTGTATGGCATTATGAATCTGTTTTAGTAACTGTTGATAATTTATCATTGGCATCATATCCCAATGTTAAAACTGCAACAGTAGTTCCATCACTACCTCCAGTCTTGTATGTAACGGTTTCAATCTCTCCAGCACCATTACCTGCTGCTACATATGTTAATGCAATATAATCATAATCATCTGGGACTAATCCCATGGATAGTTCTGTCTCTACTTTTAACTTTCCAGATCTCACTAATGCTGCTTCTCCAGTCAGTGGATCTTTTACTATAATATCGTTTGGCATTTAATTTTCCTCTACGGGCTTAAAATTCATGACATCTACGGTCAATATCTACGTTTATGTGTTAGTTTAAAAAAAAGAAAAAAAAGGGTATAACTACCCTGTTTAGTTGTCAGTAACTAATACTGCAATTTCATCAGCATTAAGTACTCCGTAACCCCAATCTTCAACATAAGCTACTGTGAATGCTCTGTCAAGTGGTTCATACTTACTATCGATTGTTGGTGTTCTCTTTGGCACATATGCGAAAGCTCTTGGTCCTAACAATAGTGCGTTATAACCTGTGCTTGCGGTAGATGCTCCAATACCCACTGTAGTTGCTACAGTTGTAGAGAAAACTTTCAAACCTAAGTATTTTCCAATTTCACCATTCATAATAACTTCTCTGCTTCCATATTTACTTGCGTCTATAAAGTCAGAAGCTTTTAATAGTCTTCCTTCTTGATATGGATGTACAACCAAATATGTTGGGTTTCTGTTTAGTAACCTCATAGTTGTAATACCTTCTGCAATTAAATCTGTGCTGAAAACATCAGATGTTGCTACGTCAGAAGCTGCGGTTTTAGATGCTGGGTAAACTGTTGAAGTTGCTCCAGTTACTAAGGCTTCGAATAATGTATCGTCTTTAACTTTCGCTAAAGCGTATCCTGCTCCTCTTGCCTTTTCATCGATGACATTTGCTAATGCTCTGTCTATTTCTTTCCTAGAAATTTGGAAAGCTCCACCATACTCAGTAGGAGTAACCTGCAAAGAGGTATAAGTTAGAGATTGATTACTTATTGAAGTTGTTTCAGTAAGTGCTCCAGCAGTTATAGCTGCATCTTTAGGGATAACCATGCTTTCACCTGGTTTATTCATTAAGTCATTATAAGTGACCCCTAATGGTGCAATAACTAAATTTGCTCTTGCATAATCTTCTATTTTTTTACTCCAAAGCTGAGGATTGATATGAGTTGTAGCAGTAGCTGTATCAAAGATATTTGCTGTGTCAATTGCTCTTAACAATAAATCTTCGTTTGTTTGCATTTTTGCTTTATCCTCCGTTTTGATAATTAAGCTCCTAAGGATTTCCTTAGAATTGCTATTTTGTGATCTTCCCCTAATGGAAGCTCATCTAGTTTTTCAATCATTTCTTCTTGTGTCATTTCTTCAGTTGTTTGACTAGGATTTGAGTTGTCTACCAAACCTTTCCTTTGAGATTTTGCTTCGTCTAGTTCCTTTTGAAGAGTTTCTCTTTCTGCCTCCCATTCTTGCTGTTTTGCTTGAATAGTTGCATACTCTTCTTCAATACTCTTTATTCTTTCTGCTTCCGTTTTCTTTGCTTGTTCGGCTTCCATCTCTTTTCTTATTTCTTCCTTTGTTTCTTCTTTGGTTTGGTTCTTTAATTGTTCAAGTTTCTTGTTTTCGTCTTCTTGAACTTCTTTATCTAATTTATCAATATCATCATTTGTTATTTCCTTCTCTTCTTTAACTTCTTCAGTCTTCTTTTCCGTTTCCATTGTCTTCCTCCTTCTCTATCTTTTCTTTCAATTGTTCTAACATGTGCTTTCTTTCTTTGCTCTCATCACCATGTAGTTCAATTCTTTGTTCCATCACTTTGATTCTATCTTCAAAACCTTTAATGTCTGCATCAATAGATGCTAACTCTGGTTCAAGTCTTAACTTATGGCTTTCAACTATAATGTCTCTCCACCCATCTTGTTGTTCATATTCAAATTGTGGTTTCAATGGCATTGGATACTTAATCATCAAATCAAACTTTTTCTTTGTTAATTCTTTTATTCCTTTATGCCTTTCAATTTGTACTTTACAATCTTCTATAATTTCTTTGATTACTTCAATGTCTTCAAAGCCATGTGGATGACCTCTTTCTTTTGAGTCTTTTTTCAAAGCCTCTCCTACCATTTCTTCTTTACTCATTTTTATCTTCTCCCTTCTTAAACTCTTCTTCTCTTATCCCATGTCTGATTCCAATTGCTTTATCATCTCTCATATGCCAACAATACATTGAGGTGTCCATAAATGTTCTGAACCCTTCATTGTGTGTGTCCATATAAAAAATGGAATCCGCATGAACATAAGGATTAATATCAGATATTCTGAATTTAACTTTTTCCAACACTTTCTTTTTGATTAATGCACAACCAATCCCTGCAGCAAAAACATTCTTCAATGTTCCATCAAGGAATGGGTATATCTCTTGCCATGAAAGTTGTCTTATTGTTTCTTGTACATCTCCATTCTCATCCTTGTATACTACCCTTTTTTGTATTAAAGGGAAACTATATCCTGGATCACCAATGTCATACATCCCAGTCACAATGTCACAGTCAAAGTTAATAAATTTTTGGATTATTGTTTCATCCCTTGGCATCACATCTGCCTCAAGACTAAACAAGTAATCGTAATCATTGTCAAGGAAATATTTCCTTATTACCTCATTACATTCTGCCATCAACCATTTGGTTCCTTTAACCTTTTGGTTATAGTGGTATATCACATTGATACCATATGTATCCATGATCCACTTGGCATTTTTTCCGTTATCATTGGTGTTGTCCACCATCAAGATGTCATAGTTAAAGTATTTAAATCTTTTAACTGTTTTCATCCATTCATCTATGCAATAATTTTTACCTGCATATGTTGGACAAGCAACCAATACTTTTGGTTGTTTCATCTTTATACCTTTCTTACGTTTCTTATACTTGCTTTCCTATCAATTGGTCTCCCAGTGATAGTAAACTTGTGTAGATTTCCACCATACCAATATTCCTTGTAATCTCCACCAGGAATTTGTTTAAGTTGTTTCTTAGATTTGTCTGGATAAATCTCTACACTAAATGAGTCATAAAACCCATTGTTTAATTTGTACCAAATCTTCTCAAAGTTTTCAACAGTTCTATCAAGCATTCCTTTAACATGTAGTCCATAGTTTCCATCCCCAAAAGGTTTTACTTCCATGTCCATTGTTTTTAGTATGTCTTTATCTGTCTCTGGTATCTCTACCTTGAATCCTCTTTGAAGTCTTGACTCAATATGTTCTATATCTGCTTTTGGATTAAATTTGTTTTCTCTAAAGTTTTCAACTATTCCATCTAATAGCTCTTTTGTTAATACAACATTATCATAATCATTTGGGTATGTAGTTGCTACACATCCATCAAGGAAATAATCATTTGAAATATCTCCTATCTCAGATCTTACCAAAAGTTTGTTTGAAGATGTAATGAAATCAGTTGACCTCTTAACCCAGTTATCCCCTTTCTGCTTATACAGTTTCTTCACTGCAGACCAAGCAATCTTTGAAGCTCTCTCTGCTCCAAACTTCTTCTTAGCTTCAGTGAATGTGGCTTCCCAGATTCTACGTGCTTTCTGTGGTAACTTCTTCAATGCTTTTACTGGCATTTGGTAATTCCTCCATGTTAGCCTCAGTTATTGAGACTTGATATTCCACCGAATAAAATCTCTTACCATCTGGTAAGAAGATTGGTGGGTGTACTCTGATAATGTTTATTCCTGGACCTTGTGTCATATCAAATAAAATTTGATTTAACATGTCTGCATCACTTACAATTACATCCTTTACTTTTCTAATACTTGCCATTTAACACCTCTTCTTCAAATTGGTCTAATGGTTCTATGTAGTCTCTGCTTCTTCCTAGTTGGTCATCTCTTGTTGTTGACTCTTCACCAGTTTCATGTTTAGGCATTCCTTCATCTTTGTTGTCTTTCACTTCATCTTGTTTGTTGATTGAAGGAAGTTGTTCTTGTTTCTTGATGGTTGCGCCATCTCTAATTTGAATACCTACATCTTTGATGTATTGTAATACTGATTTGTCATCTAGTCCTATGTTTTTTAAAGCAACTATGATTTCTATATCATCTTTCTCTGCTCTCTTGTCAATTGGATTGAATTTGAACTCTGCCCTTTCCCAACCCATCAATTCAAATAGTTCAAAATTTAACTCTTCTGCTAGAACTTCTTGAATAGATTTTATTCTTGTGTCAAATGATTTTCTCGATTGAACTTCAGAGTTACTTCTATTAGAGTTATCTGGAATACCAGCAATGATTGGTGGTACTCTCAATAGAGTTAAAATTTGTTGCCTTGTGTAATTTAGTAGTTCCACTAGTTCATTTAAGTCACTAATTTCTCTACCGTTTATTTTAGAAATCTCTCCATCAATAACAAGTTCTTTTTCAGGCATATCTTGAGCCAATCTTAAATTGTTAATAAAGTCTTTAATCTGATTTTTATCAGCGTTCTTTATACTCCAAGAATCTCTGAACTTGTTATAACGGAATAAGTTGATTATAAAATTTTCAATGTATTGCTTCATAGCAACCGTCTTGTAAAGTGCTTGTAAGTCAACCTCTCCCCATAGTGCAGAAGTGATGTTGTTTAGACTTATGTGTACAACTTCATCAGTTGTAAATTCAACTGGTGGCATTGTTCCATGTATTTGCCTATAGCCAATTACTTCCCCATGTTCACTTGAGATTATGTTCATCTCACTAGTTTCTAATAGGTGCATTTCTTTAACTGTGTTTCCTGCATATACTAGTTCAACGAATACATTCCCATAGATTATAAGGTTGTATACAATTCGTCTTAGAAGTCGATTGAATCTATATTTTGTTTTCAATTCACGTTCAATACGTGTCTTAAGTTGTTTGTTGTCTGATGTAATGGAGTAACCATTTTTGATTACCTCATCTGCTATTGCTCTTACTGCTGCTTGTACAGTTGGTTCATTTCGGTATTCTTCCAAAACAGTAGCCAAGCTAGGCTTATCCATTGTTGGTTCTTCTTTAGAATACCAACCTTGTACATAACCACGTGAAGCACGCATCAAGAGGTCTTCTTTTGATATGATTTCCATTATGAGCTCAAAGAATGCAGAGATCTTGCTTCTCTACACTATATAATAAGGATACTATTTATTTATAAATGTTTCTATTTTTGGGGTGTTTTTAAGCATTTTTGGGGGTAAACCCACCCCAAATGTGTGAGTTTTATGATTTTTTAACTCTTTTCCACAGTACCGACACTTCTTTACTCCAAGGTAGTTAAACTTTAAACAATGTTCACAAAGTACTCTTATTCTGCTGTAATTATTCCATGAAACCTTAAACTCTTGCATCTTTTCCACATTGTTTAAAACCCAAAGTGGATGGTCTCTCCATAGCTCCATGAACTCTTTCCAAAGCATCAATTCTTCTTCCTTTGTTGAGGGGTGAACTACCATTATAACATATAGCTCCTTGATAGTTGATATTCTAATTCTAATTTCTTTGCTTCATTCTCTTTTTCAAGAATGAACTCATCTATTTGTGATTTCCTCTTTAAGTAATCTATGTTCAAAATTGCTAAATCTTTTTTAGCTTCCTCTATATCTCTTTCTATTTTATTCATCATACCAAGTAGCTTGCTTTGAAATCTCTATTGTCTTCGGAGATAAAAGGATAACAAGCCATCATTAAACTATCAATCCTATCATCATATCCTCCAGAAGGACATGAGATTGAATAGTAACCTCTTTTATTTTCTGCCATTTGTAGTGCTATCATTTCTGTAACTAGTGGTTGTATCTTTGGGTATCTGATTCTCCATTGTGGATCATCATAGGTTTTGTTTAGTGCTGCTCTAAATCTAAAGTAGCCATCATTCTTTAGTTTTCTAAAATCAAATCTGAATACATTTTTTCCTTCTTGCTCTAGCATTGAGTTTACAACTAGTCCTCCAGCACAATCATCTACAACATATTGGACAATGTTGAATTGTGTCTCTAGGATTTCTAGGTATCTTGGAAGTTTTGAGTTATCATAACCACCAGGGAAGGATCTTTGGTAAACCAAAATGATGTCTCCCCTGGCTTCATCTTTCCTTACTAAGGTTATGACTGTTTTACTTCTTTTCTCCCCATAGTCTATTCCACATATGTGATCGTGGTCTAAATCTTGGAGTTCCATTTCTAAGCTATCTCTTGCTGCATAGATAACTTTTGCTCTTTGGAAGAAAGCATCTGCATCCGAAGTGAATTGTGCTTCATACTCTTGATAGAACCTTAAAGGTTCTACCGGCAAGAGTTCTTCTTTTTTAAGTTCTGTCATCTTTCTAACAGATTCTTCTGGACATATTTCCCAATTCCACCAATACCTTGTGTATTCGTGTTGGTCTTTGTTGTCTTCTGGATCAAAGTATCTGTAGAAGAAACCCTTTTGCCCATTTGGAGTTGATAGGAGGATTATTGTACCATCAGTATGCCTTACTGTTGGTTCTATGACCATGTCAAATATTTCATCTGGTACAAAGGCTGCTTCGTCTACGATTACTAGGTCTGCTGTGTATCCCCTTGAAGAGTCAGTGGGGGAAAGTGAAAAGATTGTAGAACCATTAGTTAGGGTGAATTCTTCTGTGTTGTTTGGTTTCTTCTTATCGAAGTCTTCTGGGAATAGCATTGCAGGTTCTCTTTCTCCTGCAGCTTCTGCATCTATCTTCCTGTTCATTAAGTCCATCCCAGTATACATCATTTGTCTCATCTCTCTTAAGAATTTCTTTGCTTGCATTCTAGATTTAGAGAAGACTAAGACTTTTATCTTTGGATTGAACATTGCGGTATGTAAGGCTTTAATTGCAACCACATAGGTCTTACCAATTTGTCTAGAGGAACATACATTGATTCTCTTGGAAGGATCGTTTAGTACTTGGTCTTGGTAGTCATAGGGGATTATGCCTAGATAGTACTTTGCAAAGATGGAAGGATCCAATTTAGAGAGTTGTTTGATTTTATTCCAATTAGGCTTAAAGCCAGGAGTGTCTTTAAGTTTCTCTAGGTAGAGGTTATGTTCTTCTTCGTTTAGGTAAGTGTATTCCATTTTTATCGTTTTTTATCCCTAATACTATAATGGTTGAACTAGTATATAAAGCTTTCTGTTTTATGGGGGATTAAGGTGGTTTAGGTTTTAATAGGTATATTCACCACTCCCCGGGGGCATACGTGTGTCTATAGGTTACTATATACTATATACTATATACTATATACTATATAGTACTATATAGTATTATATAGAACTATAGTGTTATATACCCTATAGTAAGGGTATATATTCACTTACGTTCATATATACCCTTATAGTG